TTTCCAACTGCGATAGGAATTTCTGCAATATCATCGACCAACATGTTAACTGCACGATTTACAACTTCGAGATTTTCGTATTGAATACGATAGTTTGATACAATTTCTCTCGATTCTATAACGGAACCCTCGCTCAACGCAATACTAGGTTGGGCGGGGTTTTCCTTCGTTGTAGACCAAAAATTATACCATGCCATTACGAAGTTTCTCTAACCACCGTTTTTGTTTTTCCGCGGTGCCAAGTCCAGGGTTTTTGCCATAGACTGAATGCAATTGTACATGATGGTTGTGACATAGCGTTACCGCTTCATCGTACAGGTGCCGTGTATGCGACTCTATGAAGGCATCTCGAATGTTTAGAATTTCTTCCTCCGTAGAGGGATTATAGCGGTTTTTCCGCATCCACACATTCAACAACTCAGTGAGACTGTAAAAATGATGGAAATCTAAATTATCTGATGACTCACAGACGAAACACGACGAACTCTTGACATACCTCGATTTTGCTTTGTCACGAACGTATTTTATCAAATCTCTAGCAAGTTTTGTCATATTTTGATTTAAATTATAGATGCAAATATGTATTTTGTCAACAATTAAATTTTTTCACGTATTAAAAAATAGTGGAAGATGTTCGAAAGCTGTAAAGTGCGTATCGCAACGCGTCCGCCATGTGGCTAGCATAGTTATGCTTCGGCTTTTCTTTCAATAGGTTCGGATTGTCGTCCCATTGGTAAGCGTCCAGTGCTACCAACATATTTTTACAGTTTCCTGATACGATAAGACGATTGTTGTCGACTAAGCTCGCAACATGTCCAATACCGCTAAGAACATCTTTTTCAGCATTTGTAGTTGCAATATTAAAATTTTGTGCCAAATCGAAGCGAACTTGCTGCGCTGCGGAGTCTATGAAAATAAAATCAGGGTCCCAGCGATCGATCATTCTTCCAATTTCATATGCATGCTGTTCTGTAGTGCGTTCTGCGTGCAAATACTCGTCAAGTACGTAAAATATCTGCTTATCCCAGTCATAAGCGAGCACACACATGGCTGTAGGATCTTTAAAGCCCCAGTCAAGCCCCGCTATAATGTCCATACCCGACGTATTCAGCTCGTCCAGATTTGCAACGCACTTTGAAGCATCAAATTTCCAGACCTGACCTTCAAACACGTTAAAGTCCGCACAGTATTCCTGGCGAAACTCACTTTCGGACATAGTTTTACGCGCTTCGGAAATATTTTCCGCGTTTTCTCGCGGATTATCTTCCCACGTTGCACGAATCGAAGCCCACTGAGGATACTCATCCGAATATCCTCGTGCCCAAAACCGGCTAAACCAGTTATTTTTACCACGAGGAGTTGAAATGAAGATCGCACGAGCGTTCGGTTTGTCCAGCGTTGGCCGTAAAGCTACGTTAAAAGCGGTTTCGCCGTCTGCTAACGCCGCTTCATCGAAAATTATAAGATCGTATGAGCGTCCGACAGCAGAATCGACCTGATTGACCGATCCCATTCTCACTGTAGATTTGTTGACAAGCTCGATTACGCGATCTTTTGCGTTGTCGCGAGCTACCTCAAGTCCAAAATGATCGATCAGTGAGCGCTGAAGATCAAAAGAAATTTGAGAAAGATTGTAATTGGGAGCCATAATGAGCACATTCGAGTCTGGTACGAGTGTTACCAGCTGCCCAATGACGTTTGCAATGAAAGTTTTACCCTGACGACGAGATACTGCGGCAACTACAAATCGATATCGCTGAATTGCATTTAAAATTGCAATCTGAGAAGGTATGGGAGAGATGTTCAACATGCTCAGATAGGAGTTTACGGGAAGTTTTAAAAAAGTTTTTAACTCCTCGACTTCATCGACTCGAATATCTGGTCTACTTATTTCCATACAATACGTACCGATGAAAATAAAACGCCCACGTAAAAAGAGCCGCGAGCGAAAAATTCATGAGTACTTCTCCTCCATAGTGATTTACGTTCCAAGTATTCCATGCTGAGGTTCCAATTACAGAAGCGAAAATAGCTTTTAATACCCATTTGTTTAATGGTTTCCATTTTTGTACCAAATTATTTTCGTTTCCGAAAAGCATAATAAAAAATAGAATCATCGAAAAGCATAAAAGTCCGTGCGCTAGCATATTCATCATGATGTCTTTCCTGGAATAAGTCTTCGAATAACATATTCGATGCCATTAAGTCCTATGTATCCAAGTATAAACGCAATACCAAATTCCATATTGCGATTTTTTACATCTATAAAATCTATGACGATGGGAGTTAGATAATTTGCCGAGCCTACACCGGCTGCGATACTGAGAAGTACTTCACCAATTCTTTTCGAAGCATCTCGTTTTACGGTCAAAAGCGAACCAAATAAACCAGCAACGATGAGGCTGGCATTGATGCCCAGCTCGGCTAGAATTTCTTTCATGGCTGTAACAATTTTTCCATCAACTTACCGTAGTTGCCAGCTCCAAAAGGTGTCTCATTGATCTGAACATTGGTTTGATTTTTAATCGGGCTTGTTCGAGCTTTCTCAAGTTCGGTCATAGCACGAATTTCATCCATGCGCATTTTATGAGCGAGGTGCAGCAAATCCGCTAAGTCCTTGTTGGTATACATCTCTGTGGCTTCTGCTTCACGAAGTTTTTCGTTTATGAGAAGATCGAGAGTCTCACCTAACTTAAATCGATTTCGATATCCGTAGTCTAGATATATAGAATCTATGTACGTGCGAACTTCTCGGCGAGAGAGAATGTCTGTCACCTCATTTTCTGAAAGTGCAAGCGATTTTGCTACCTGTTGAATGCTTCCACATTCAAGGTAACTATTTGCAATTTCTAAATTTTCTGGAGAAATTTTTACCAGGTTCATGAACGCAATTATATTAGAGTTTACAGTTTAAGTCAACAACTTTTTTTAACTATGTATTGTAAATCTTGCTTTAATTACCCAATTTGCTTTAATTACCCAATTTTCGAATTTACCTAAAGTTGCGCGTGTGGGGTAGCGCAGCCGTCAAGAAACTTGACAGTCAATTAACCGCCCTATCCTCTAACAGACCGACGCACGCACTAACAGGCCGACGCACGCACTAACAAACCGACGCACGCGTTGCACGGTGCCCCAGAGTGTGCTATGCTATTGACTCTTTTGTAA